ATCTAGTACCTTTCGTGCATTCCGTGACCTCGTGAGGATACATAAAATTAGACGGAAACATCAATATATCTCCTGTCTTTAACTTAATTTCTTTACCTCTACAATGAAATTCTGAGCCTTCATAATCTTCATTTAGATTTGCAACGATAGATACAATAGGAATACCTTTCATTTTACCATCAAAAATACTATGTATATGATCGTAATGTCTTCTCATTAGAGCACCTACTTCATACTTATTAAAACGAATAGGACTGAATTTAGTAAGCCATTGATTACCAGTCTTTTCACCTTCTACGGAGCATATCTTCTGATATTCATCTAGTGCCTGAATAAGAGCAGGCGTAACCTTATCTTGTTGTTCTTTTGTACAAGGCATTATATCTAATTCTTTTGTTGATTCAGAAGTATTTTTACCTGTCGTATAGTTATTCCAAGTGTGTTTTTTCCACTTTTTTTTATTATTTTCGTCAATCAAAGACTGACAAATTTCTTTTGATATAGTATTTTTAACTATGATATAATCTTCAATTTGATTCATGCATTAAACTCCTTAAATCTAAATGAGTTAGAGTTTCTTCACTACCTAATGCGTCAATACTAAAAGTATTAAATGATAAACTAATTCTTTCTTCTTCACCTTGATTTGTGGGTACACTATGCTTTAAACTTGAAGGAAACAATATTAACTCTCCTGCTACACAAGGTAATAAAAATGTTTCTGCATTGTAGTGATTATATTGTTTAGGGTCTAACTTCATGCCATATTGACTAGTTTTAGAAAATTGTATTGGTGGTAATTTAGGATCTTGTCTTAAATAAAATACACCACTTACTATACTATTAGGATGAACGTGCTCATGATGTGTAGAGCCTTTTGGGTTTCGATTTCCCCAAAGTTGAGTAATAACTAATCTTTGATCTGATTGATAAACATTTTTTGTAAAGTCACTTATACACTCTTTGAAAAAAGAAGTTATATTTTTTAATGATTCATGTTTTGTTAGATAAGAATCTTTTGATCTAAAGTTACCATTAACAACTTGTGGCTTCCACTCTATATTCTCAATGTATTTTAATTCTTTTTCTATACTATTCTCGTATTTGTATATCTGAACTGGTGTAGGAAACACCGTCAACAATTCCTCTTTTTTCATTTTAACCTTTCATAATATTATATAATTATTTATAACAGTTTATTAAGCTAGTCCTCCGTGACCATTTCCCATTCCTGCACCTTCTGCTCTTGTAGCAGAAGCATCTCCAAAGTCAGCAGCATTACCCACCGAAGCAATTGTGATATAATCTATTGTATCTACATATGCTGGAGAACCAACACCAACAAATATAACTCCTCTAGTATAACTAGAAGCAGCACCAGGATCACTTCTTCCTACAGTCAAGTCACCAAAGTCTGTTCCGTCACCAGTTGAAGCCATTGTTATATATTCCATAGTGTTTGAAGCGCTTTGAGCACCACATCTAACTCCTCTTACTGGAGAAGAAACAGCTTCGCCTGCACCTACGGCAGAAACAGCATCTCCAAAATCAGAAAAATCTCCTAATGAAGCAATTGCGTGATAATCAATTGTATTGACATTATAAGAACCATATCTAATAACTCTAGTTGTATTTGCCACACCTGCACCTTTAGTTGACCCAACTGATAGATCACCAAAGTCAGCCGCATTACCAAGTGTTGCTGGTGCCCAATAATCAACTGTTGTTGCATTGGCGGGGTTACCATAAAACCCCATAGAGAAACTTCTCGTATCATTTGTAGATGGTCCTCTACTAGCACCGTAACCTGCAGCAGTAGCGTTTCCAAAATCTGCAAAGTTTCCTCGTGAAGCAAACTCTGTATAGTCCATAGAATCTGTTGTAGAAGGAGATCCACCTGGTCTATATCCTGAATGACGAACACCTCTTGTTCTAGTACCAGACATTGAAAATGCATTACTAGCTGCTATTGTTAAATCTCCAAATGAAGATGATCTTCCTAATGTTTCAACTTGTACGACTTCAGTAGTTTTTTCATATGTACTTGGTGAAGCACCAAAGTTTCCACCACCAAACAAACCTATTGTTTGTCCTGGTCTATCTAAAGCAGTTATTTGTGGTCTTTGTTCATCTCCTCTTAAACCACCATGTCCGTTAGAAGCAGCACCTAATCTTTGTCTTGCAGCAGTTAAATCTCCAAAGTCTGTTGTATCTCCTGCACTTTCAAATGTAATATATTCGATTACATTTAGCGAGCTTGGAGATTGTCCTCCGCCGAATACACCTCTTGTTGCGTTTCCGTCACACTCTAATCCTGATTTAGTGGCACTTAAATCTCCGAAGTCTGTTGAGTTACCTGTCGTTTGAATAGTGACTTGATTAATTACATCTGTAAAAGCTGGACTACCTTGACCACCACCAATTATTCCTTTTGTCTTACTAGCCATCGCACCTGCAAATTCAGTAATTCCTAGTAGATTACCAAAGTCAATTGCATTACCAGTACTAGCTATCGTGACAAATTCTTGTGTATCTACTCTCGCTGATGAAGTTTCTCCACCATTAAATACTGCTCTAGTAGGATCAGCAAGTCCAGCAGGACTAAAATTAACACTACTTAAATTTCCAAAGTCTGCAAAATTACCTAATGAGGCATTATTGATATAATCTATTACATCATATCTTGTTCCATGACCATATCCTCCGCCAGCAAGCGTTCTTATTCGATTACTAGCATTACCTGTTCCATATCTATCAGCACTTAAATCTCCAAAAGTAGAGGTATCTCCTGTGGTCAAAAAATTCTTTTGACTACATTCGGCGGCTTGATTGCCGTGAGCTATCAATGTGATTCCACCAGAACCACCAGAGGTAACCATTGAGGTCACTAAATCTCCATAGTCTGTACCGTCACCAGTTGTCGATATCTCAACAAATTCAATTACATTAGAATTAGCAGCTGCTTGCCCACCAAGAAAACAAAGTCTACCTCCATCACGACCAAAAGCTTGATTTGATCTAACTAAAGAGTTTCTTTCTTTTAATGTCCAGATAGCCATTAGATTTTATCTCCCATTTTATATTCCATTGTTTAAACCACCGTGAGCGGTTGACGTTGCATTAGGTGTAGCTCTACCAGCAGTTAAATCTCCAAAGTCTAGAGCAAGACCACCAGTACTAATATTATAATAATCAATTACAGTACTTGTACCACCCCCTGCTGTAATTGCTCTTACAGAATTAGATGTGGCACCAGTAGAATCGCTTGCTTCTGATCTATCACCAAAGTCATTTGAATTACCTTGGGATGCCATAGTTATAAAAGTTAAAGTAGAAATTCCACCGCCAGCATATCCACCATTTAATACTGCTCTTGTAGAAGAACTAGAACAAGATGAATTTTGCGTTGCTGTCACTAAATCTCCAAAATCTACTGCATTTCCAGCAGTATCTATTTCTACAAATTGAATTACGTTTGTTGTACTTGGTGCTGTTCCTCCCATCCATATAGCTCTTGTTGGCGAAGATACTCCAGCTACACCACTATTACCAGCTAATAAATTTCCAAAGTCAGCGGCGTCACCTGTTGAAGCCATTGTTATATAATCTATAACATCTGAACGACCTGGAGCTTCACCTCCACCAAAAAGACCTCTAATGGAATTTGAAGCCCCTAAATTTGTTTTGTGTCTAGCAACAGTTAAATTACCAAAGTCAGCGGCGTCACCTGTTGATTGTGGATTAACATAATCTATAACATTAGATACTCCTGTTCCTCCACCCCATATTGATCTAGTAAAAGTACCAACACAACCTGTTTCATATCTTGCAGCACTTAAATCTCCGAAGTCTAATGCATTACCTGTTGTTGCAATTGTGATATAATCTATTATATCTACAGCACCATCAGCATCTCCACCACCAAATAATGCTCGTGTTCCCACACTACGCCATAGACCTGATTTAGCAGCATCGGAAACTTCTTTCATCTTCCATACGCCTTGCATATCATCTAATTGTGGATACTTAGCCATTTAAAATTCCTTAAATATTTAATTTACTTTTTAGCCCAAATTTCGTTAGCAGCAGTTGTCTGATTAAATGCAACTTTATTACCATCTGAATCTAATTCTTCTGTTGTCCAATCAGATGTGTAAGTGTCTAAGTATGATTTAATTGCAGCCGCATTTGCTAATTCACCTAGACCTGTTTCAGATGAACCGTCAACGGTTACACCAATCAGATCCCAATCTTGTGGTGAAGCATTACTATTTGCTTTTGGAAAATAACCACCGTCATCTATATAAGTAGGAATTGTTCCTTCAGCGGTTAGGTTATACTTGATT